GCAGAGGCAGAGCCTTATCTTATGAACGATGCCAGAGTGCAAACTTGGGCTACCTTATACGATAGAGCTACTTCTGATATTAACGGCTCAGACGAAAGCTCAGAGTACGCTGGAGTACCGCTAACAATGCAATTAACCTCACGATAGGATTATCATGTCTGCAATTTCAAACTACCTAGAGAACGCATTAATTAACGCTACTCTACGCAATACAACTTTTACATCCCCAGCAACAGTCTATGCTGCGCTATTTACTTCTGATCCAACAGAGGCAGGTACTGGCACAGAATGTACTGGCACAGGCTACACTCGCAAGGCCATCACCTTTGCTGCTCCTTCTAACGGAGTAACGACCAACTCTGCTGCTGCTGTTGAGTTTGACCAGGCTACAGGCTCATGGGGAACAATTACCCATTTTGCAATATTTGATGCCTTAACAACTGGCAATATGTTGTACTATGGCGCACTAACCACATCCAAGACTATTGCAAGTGGAGATGTCTTTAAGTTCGCTACATCTAGCGTATCAGTAACTTTAGCGTAAGGCTAAACCATGTCCACTATTGTTACCAGATTAGGTAAGGGTTCGCCTCTTACTCATAATGAGGTAGATGCTAACTTTACTAATCTTGATACAGATAAAGTAGAAAAGACTGCTGCTGCCATCACAGGCGGCACAATCAATGGCACTACTATTGGCGCTACTACCCCATCTACTGTAAACGCTACTACGATTACAGGACAGACAGGAGTGTTAAGGGGTACTGGTAATAATTTAATATTACAGAGTCAAACTTTTACAAATGCAAGTTGGACTAAAGAAGCTGCAACTGCAACTGCCAGCGGTGTTACTGCTCCTGACGGAACATCAACAGGTCAAACACTTACAGAATCAGCCACAACAGCAGAACACAGGATGTATCAATCATTGACTGTTTCTGTTGGTAGTAGTTACACTTGGAGTATTTATGCTAAACCAAATGGAAGAAATTTTATAAGACTTAATAGTGCAAGTGCTACACGATGTGCTAATTTTAATATTTCGACAGGGACTGTTGGAACAGTATCTTCAGGAACAACAGCAACAATAACAGATGCTGGTAATGGTTGGTATAGATGTTCAATGACAGGGGCATCTACTGTTTCGCCTGAGTTTGTAACTATAAACCTTGCTGATGCAGATGCTGGAACAGGTTCAGGCTATTCTTACGCTGGTAATGGAACTTCAGGAGTCTTTTTTTGGGGCTCACAAATAGAAATTGGTAACACAGTTAACACCTATATTCCCACAACCACTACAGCAGTCTACGGAACTCCTACCCTATCCTTTAGTGGAGCATCTAGTATTGGCTTACTGTCTAATGGTGCATTGTATTTACAACCAGCAGGAACAGGCGCATTACAAGCACAAGCTACTACATCTACTACAGCAGGTGGTAATGCTAGGGGTGCTAATGCTGTTGATTGGCAGACAAGTAGAAGTGCGGCAAGTCAAGTAGCTTCTGGCTCTGGTTCTTTTGTTGGTAGTGGCACTAGAAACACATCTAGTGGTGGACAATCTTTTGTAGGCGGTGGATTTCAAAATACAGCTAACGGTGGAAACCAACCAACAGTAGTAGGAGGAGCACTTAATACAGCTAATTCTGGAAACTATCCTGTTGTTGTAGGTGGTCTTTCAAATAACGCAACCAACGAATACACTTTTATTGGTGGTGGCTCAACAAATACTGCCGCAGGATTTTTCAACTTTATTGGTGGTGGCTTTACTAATAGTGGAACAGCCAATGCTGCCGTAACTACGCAATCAGCAACAATGAACGCTACTACTGCGGTTACACTATCAGGCTCAAACGCATCAATTAAGGTAGGTCAGCTAATAACTGGCACAAGTATTGGCAGCTTTCCAAACACCTATGTAGCCGCCATATCAGGAACAAGCCTTACCCTTTCCCAAGCCGCATCAGGTTCATCTACAAGCACTCTATCTTTCTTTACTCCTTATGGAGTAGTAGTAGGCGGTGGTAATAACCAAGCTACAGGTAGTTATTCATTTATCGGTGGTGGTGGTGATGCTGGTACTGCGGCTAATAGGAATGTGGCTAGTGGGGATTGGTCGGTGGTATCTGGCGGTTGGAAAAATTTAGCATCTGGTGAAGCATCATTTATTGGCGGTGGTGGCTCTTTTGGGGGCGGTGTAGCTGGAAATACTGCGTCTGGCACTTCTTCTGTAGTATGTGGTGGATATACAAATCAGAGTTCTGCAACATCTTCTACTATTGGCGGTGGAAATAATAACATGGCTTCTGGAGCTAGAAGCACAGTTGTTGGTGGAACTTATGCCACTACAAGAGGAATTACAGCAAACACAATATTAGGAACTGCTGATAGGTCTATAGCATCCGTTAATGGTGTTTCTCAAGCGGGTTTATTAGTGATTGCTGTAGAAACTACCGATGCAACAGCCACAGCATTGCGCTCAACTACCGCAGCTGCAAGCGGAACAAACCAAGTAATACTACCTAACAACTCTGCTTACTTCTTTACTGGTGAAGTGGTATCAGGCGTAACTGGCGGTGGAGATACTAAAGGCTGGACTATTGAAGGTGTAATTAAGCGTGGTGCTGGTGTAGGAACTACAGCACTTGTTGGTACTCCTACAGTCGTATCTACTTACGCTGATGTCGGTGCGGCAACATGGGCTATTGCAGTAACAGCCGACACGACCAACGGTGGAATACGAGTTACCTTTACAGGACAAGCTAGTACGACTATTCGTACAGTTTGCCAAATCCGCACAACCGAAATGACTTACTAAGGAGAACTACAATGGCTTTACGATTACCCGTTGAAACCCAATTTGGCGTACCAGCCCCCGAAGCCTACGCTCGAATCACAAACTTCTTTGGTACAAAAGACCAAATCCAAGTTCAAGTTGCAATTTATTACAACGAAGATGCTCGGCATGGCAACATGGCTACCGTCAAAGAGAACGCACATTACATCGCTATGGAAGATTTAGAAGGCGATTTAATCCCTGCAATCTACGCAGTATTAAAGACTTTTAGCGATTATGCTGGCGCAGAGGACTGCTAGTGGCTTTTGCTGATCAATATGTCGTATATGGTTATTGGGAATACGATTATTGCGTAGGAGATGTATTAGCAACAGATGGTGCTGGCTCGATTGATGGAATAGGAACGATTAGCGGTATTCCTATAGCGGTATTTGCTGGTAATGGATCAATTAACGGTATTGGTTCTGCATCTGGTGATGGCATTAGGATGGCATTAGGTGGTGGCTCTATTAACGGAGTTGGAACGGTTGTATCAGAAGGAATAAGGCAAGCATTAGGTGCTGGATCTATTAATGGCATAGGCTCTATATCAGGCCTTGGAAACTTTACTGCTAGTGGAGACGGCTCAATCATAGGATTGGGAACAGTTTTAGTAAATGGCAATGCAGTATTTTCTGCTAACTCATCTATAAATGGAATCGGTACAATAGTTGTTATTGGGTATCGAGTTGGTGAGGAATGGAGCAATTCTGGCGTAGGGTCTAATACATGGACTGCTGCATCAGTTACCGGCAACAACTGGACAAACAAGAATACAGGCAGTAATACTTGGACACCTTCTAGCGTTACAAGTAACAATTGGACTAATAAATCAACGGGAAGTAACACATGGCTACCTCAATAGTAGAATTTGGCGAATGGCTACCAGACCAAGCTGGAATAACTGGTTCTATACAGGATGCCTACAATGTCGTTCCCCAGGCAGTAGGCTATGGCCCATTTCCTGAGTTAGTAGAGTTATCTGGCGCAGCAAGCGAAAACCTAAACAATGTATTTGCTACTAAGTTTGGTTCAACTACTACTCTTTTTGCTGGTGGATTTACTAAATTGTTTAAATACAATTCATCTACATTGGCATTGGTAGATGTATCTAAAGTTGGTGGATATTCTGGTAGTAATCGTTGGAACTTTGCCCAATACGGGCCATCCCTTATTGCTGCTAATGGAATAGGAAAATTACAAGTATGGAACTTAGCAAGTTCTACAGCATTTGCTGATTTAGCTGCCGCAGCTCCTACCGCTAAGTTTGTGACTACAGTTAGAGATTTTGTAGTGGCTGGCAATGTATCAGGCGAAGAATCTACTGTTTATTGGTCTGACTTAAACGATGAAACCGATTGGACTCCTGGCGCTACAAGCCAATCTGATAGCCAGGTCATTGCAGATGGTGGCGATATTCGTGGCATTACTGGTGGCGAATATGGATTAATTTTGTTAGAAAAATCAATCTCTAGGATGTCTTATGTAGGCGCTCCACTATTCTTTCAGTTTGATACCATTGCTAGGAATATTGGGTGCTATGAGGCAAATTCAATAGCTCAGTTTGGTAATTTAGTATTTTTCCTAGCTGACGATGGCTTTTATATGTGCGATGGGCAGACGGTTACGCCTATCGGAGCAGAAAAGATAGATCGCTACTTCTTTACTTTTGCAGATCAATCTCAGATTGATAAGATGAGCGCCAGTATAGATGTCATTCGCAAACTAATTGTTTGGCAGTACACAGACATCTTTGCTCAAAAACGACTAATAATCTACAACTTCCAAACTAAAAAATGGTCTGAGGCAGATACTACTTCTACTTATGTAGCAACATTGGCACAGGCTGGAGTGACCCTAGAAGGCTTAGATACCTTTGGGAATATGGACACTATAAGCACTTCTTTTGATAGCCGTATTTGGGCTGGCGGTAAGTTTGTATTAGCTGGGGTAAAAGATACCAAAATTGTTACTTTTACTGGATCTAATAAGTCTGGCTATGTTACTACAGGCGATCTAGGCAACGGAAACCAGTCAATTATTATGTTAGCCAAGCCAAAGGTAGATACTGGCTCTGCAAGCGTTTCTGTAGCCTCTAGAGCGTTATTAAACGAAGTCCCTAGCTTTGGTACTGCCGTAGCAGCAGATAGCGAGAACAGGGTATCCCTGCGCTCTAGTGGCAAATACCATAGAGTAAGGGTTTCCCCTACAGGGGCTAACTGGAAAACGGCTGTTGGTGTAGAGATTGAGTTAGTGCAACAGGGCGGTAGATAATGTTCCGTAGACTTCCCCCTACTGGTGGCGATCAACGAGCTGTAGCTGAGATCGTCAATGGAATGATGGATGGCAAGACCAACAATACTGGTACTGTTACATTAGCCACAGGAAACGCAACAACTACTACTCTTAGCGACCCTAGGATAAGTAGAGATTCTATGATTCTGCTAGTGCCTAAGTCGGCTGCTGCCTTTGCCGATACTGCACCTTATGGGGCGTTTCAAGACTCTACAGATCAAACCGCAGCAAGTACTACAGTTGCATATCCGATGACATTTAACACTACAGATTTTTCTAATGGTGTTTATTTATCTAATAATAGTCGTTTAAATGCTAGAAATGCTGGTATTTATAATGTGCAATTTAGCGTACAGTTACAAAATACAGATAACGCACAACATACTGTAGATATTTGGTTTAGAAAAAACGGCACTAATATTACAGCATCAAATAGTATGTTTACTGTACCGGCAAGAAAAAACGCAAGTATTTATGGTCATCTTATTGCAGCCATAAATTACTTTGTAGAACTTGCAGCAAATGATTATGTAGAAATTGTATGGCGAACAGAAAGCACAACAGTTTCAATAGAACAACTGCCAACGCAAACTAGCCCAACAAGACCAGCAACACCATCAGTTATTGCAACTATGCAGTATGTAGCCCCTAACGCTATGGATAATGTGTATGTCAGCGCACAAACAAACGGCAGCGCAACACTTACCCATTTTGCCAACAGTACGGCAAGCAAAACTTATGGATATGTAATAGTTGGATAATTACCACTTTTCTACCAATTGTAGGTAAAATTATGGTATGCAAAAAATCTATGTAAAACCAGAGGATTTGAGGCTGTACTGGGATTATGTTAGAAAAGGTTTATTAAAGATT